ATATTACCAAACCACTTAATTCTACCTACGCTCACAATTTTACTACACATATTCATATAAGGGACACTTTGTTTAGTATGCATCCAATCTGCATCAAATAACAACCAAGTTTTAATTTTTGGAGAAAAGTATTCAATCATAGGATGTAAGATTTTTCTATCCCATGGCGGGTTTGTAATTACATATTCTGATTCTATAAGTTCATCAAATCCAACATCGGAATAGTCATTTTTATGTATTCCATCTGCTTGAGGCTCAATATCACTTGCCCACATACAAATACCTTTTGTTTCTAGATGTTCTATTAATGCTCCATTACCAGCACAAGGTTCTGCAAATGTAAAATCTTTTGGTAGATGTTCCAGTAACGGTTTCACAGCTTCCATCGGCGTTGGATAGAAGTCTCTTGGCTTTCGTTCAAAATCGCTTCGTTTACCCATCATTCAACAACATGACTAAAGTTCCTAACCTTCTCAAATTTGATTGTGCTTTTAAATTTATCTACCAGCACATCTTGTTTATGACTAATCACAAAAATATTCTCATCAGATAGAGTATTGAGAATCTTCAAAAACTCATCTGTGCCTGTACCATCAAGAGAACTATCAAAAATCTCATCCAGCATCAGCAGATTAGTGTTGGTACTATTCTTCATCTTTGCAACAGCTCTCCATGTAAACAGAAGTGCCAAATCAATACGCATCTTCTCACCTTCACTGAAAGAATCATAAGTAAACTCATCACGGTATCTTGACTTGATGGTTTCCTCAAAACTTTCATTCAGAGTGAAGTTCACATAAAACTCCATAGAAGTCAGATAGGTATTAATCAATTTATTCATGATAGGAAGATACTGCTTGATAATCTTGGTCTTGATGCCAGTATCTTGAAGCATATTTTTTGCAGCTTCTGAATAAGTCATATCCTCACGCAATTTTGATTTGCGCTCTTCTATAGATTTCAAGCTTTCTTTTAATTCTTCCATTCTCTCATAATCAGATTTACTTATATCACCAATTTCTAATTGAGCAATCTCGGCCTGAAGTGTAGAGTTAAACTTTTCCAGTTGTACAACAGAACTGTTATCTTTTGCAACCTGTACTTCATTCTCTCGTATTTTATTCGCAATATCAGAAATTTCTTTTTGTCTCTCTTTTGATTTCTTCAGTTCTTCTTCAAGTTCCTTCAGACCATTTGAGAATTTAGCTACATCTTTCTGCTTATCAGATATCATTCCCTGTTTGAAAATTTCATCAATATGTTGCTGGCAGGTAGGGCAGTCAGCATTATTCTCAAAGAAATCAACCACCTTAGAATGTGCTTTATGTTTCTCTACTAGAGTAGACTTTATATCTCTTAGCTTGTTATAGCTATTTTTAACTTTATCGTTATCAGAAATTTGACTTAACAGGTTATCGTTCTCCTGTTGAAGTTTTTCAATAACAGATTTCCTTGAGAAAATCTCTTCTTCATTACCAGCAATGAGATTATTCTTTTCTGTGATTAGTTTGTCTTTATTCTTTTTTACATCATTAATATAATGTTCTTGTAATCCAACCTTCTCTGTAGTAAGTTCCATTTGATAATCAATATCACGAATGTCATCAGATATAGTTTTAAGTTTCTGCTTCAGCAACATATTCATCAGAGAGAAAATCTGAATGTCAAGAATCTCCTCAACCACTTCACGGCGATGCTTAGACTTCAGTTGCATAAAGGGAATGAATGTAGAAGAACCCAGAATAACAACCTGTGTGAAACTGCGATAATTTAGTTTAAGGATTTGTTGTTCAAGATACTTCTGGTAGTCTCTTACATTAGCATCTTGATTATACATCTTACCGTTGATGTATATCTCAAAGATGCTTGGCTTGATGCCACGAACCACTTTGATTTTCTTGGAACCAATTTTAAATTCTATCTCTACAAGACAACCAGAGCCATTCACAGAATTTAATAGTTGAGGTTTATTGATGCCCCGAAAAGGTTTACCAAACAAACCAAAACACAATGCATCAAGAACAGTAGACTTGCCTGCACCATTATCACCAATAATTAATGTGGTAGGATTTCGGTCTAGTTGTATTTCTATAAAGTTATTACCAGTTGAAAGAAAGTTCTTCCAACGAACATATTTAAATTCAATCAAAGTTCTAAATCCTGCGCCTCGTTATAAAGTGATTTCATAGTATTTTTAAGTCTAGTCTTATCCAATGTCAAATCTAGTTCATCAACATATCTATCAAGCAAAGTCATAGTATCTTCTGTATTCTCTACGATATCATCCGATACATTGTCAGCATCCAACTCGGAAAAATCCTCAATGATCTTTACATCATATGCGTCTGCCTGTAGCAACCTATCTGTATACTTGTCAAACTGATACAGGTCTTTCTTGTTCACAACAATCAACTTAATATATTTTTCTTTATACTTAGACACATCCTCTTTGTCATAATCTATTGCAGTATCATCATAAAAAATCTTTTCATGGAGTGTATATGTATTAACGATACGCTCCAATTTGCGTGTAGCTGTATCAAAGATATGAAATCCTTTCGGATCATTGTAATCACTCCAAGTAATTTCATACGGAGTTCCCAAATAATATATCTGGCCATCATCTGATTTATGATGAAAATGCCCACTAAAACATAGGTCAAACCGACGAAACAATTCTTTATCAAATCCACCGTCAGCCTTATAACCCATGTGCATTTCAAAACCATTTACTTCTAAATGCCCCATAAGAATCTGTGCTGGTGAATGTTTCAACGCATTCATCGACTCATCATAATTATTGGCATTAATCCAAGGCATGAACTGAATGGGAGTACCATCAAACTCTACAACTTCTGGGCTAGAATAAATATTGAAATTATCAGAACCTACCAATTCTTCCATAGAATTTACTTCATTGGTATTCCTATAGTAAGTATCATGATTGCCAATAATAATATGCAAATCAATACCCATCTCCTTAAACTTATCAATAAATCGACTACGGAAATCATGGGCAATACGATAGCTTATATACTTACGCCGATCAACAACATCTCCCATATGAATACATGTTGTAATGCCTCTTTCCTTTAATGTAGGAAAGAAAATGTTTTCATAAAATTTAAAGAAGTATTCGTTGAAATTTAGATTGTCATTTCTTGCACCAAAATGAGTGTCAGTAACAATTGCTATCTTCAATTATTCAATTCCTCTTTCAGCTACTTTATCGATATCTTCTTCCATAAAAGTTTCAAGGCCTTTTGACTTAGGCGTCACTTTCTTTTTTGGTTTATATACATCTTCATCTGGAAGCATGACATTAGGATCAAATCCTAATACAGAATATGATGAATCATCGCCATCCATTGTTACCCAAGATGTATATTGAGAATTTTCTATCATTTTATTTTTGACATGAGTTTGCTTTTTCTCTTTTGCAATCCTTCTAAGAAATGCATAATATATAATTTGAGTAAAATATGCAAATGGATTATTTGATTTCTCTGGATTAAAGTTTGCAACATACTGCAAGCAATTTTCAATGCCATCAGATATCATATCATCTCTGTATGTGTAATTAATAAAATTAGGGCGATAAGAAAGATGTGTTGCTATTTTAAGAAAACACTCTCCAATATAATTAGATACTGGTGGTTGTTCTTTTTCATTCTCTATAGCAACTTTACATTTTTCTTTAAACTCAATCATAGCCTTTAGAAATTCTTTATTGTCAACGTAATGTACGCTCTTTGCCTTTTTTGTTTTAGTCATAATAACTCCTTAAACAATTTACTATTATTACATCATACATTATAATAACTATAATGTCAAGGAACAAAAGGGAATTGACAAAGTAAAAAAAGTGTGTATAATAGGCTATGTAGTCCCGTTAATGAATAGTATTGTTATCTGATTCAAGTTCTTCTAATAATTCATCATATACATCTTCGTCTACAATATCATCTAAAGTTGATCTTTTTTCTGGAGTATCTAATTGTTTAATTTCATTAATTACATGCTCATAATATCTAGACAAGCCAGGTGATGCATCAGCAACTAATATTACATGGTCAGTTTTTATTGAAAAATTAGATTGTTCTGTGTAGGGCCCAATCCAACGACTAAGATTTAAAGAATCAACAACACCTTCCTTTGTCGGCATTGAATAAACTTTCATTTTGAGTGGAAAATTAATTTTATATTCACCATTATTAATATCATCACCCAATTGACAAACAATTTCTTCTCCATTTGTCAATTTTATAACTTTATATGATGTAATTGTGTCCATACCTTCCATACCTTTCTAATTATCTATATATTTATAATAATCCACAAACGAAATAACTATCTTAGATTTACCTTACTTATTTCATACTTAAACTGTTGTTCATTATAAATTTGAATCCGTTCTGTAAAATGTGTAAGTGTAAAGTTTCTTCTTTCATTATATGATATATCATCAGCTATATCAAAAACTAAAATGGAATTTTTATTTTCACTAATACGCAGTCCCCGGCCAATCGACTGTAACACTCTAATTTTAGATTTAGATGGTGAAGCGAACACGATGTTGTTGATATTCCTAATATTAATACCAGTAGAAAAGGTGCCGTAGCTCGCAATGATAATAGAATCTTTTTCATCTTCTACTATACTCCTAATATCTTCTCTTGTTTTTGTATCAACGCCCCCATAAATAAAAAATATTTTACGATCTTTAATTTCATCTTTTGCTTGATCATATAATATTTGCCCATGCTTCTCTACAAGTTGAAATAAACATAATGTATTGCCAGGAATATTGCGACACAAATCAACAATGAATTTATTCCTAACGCTATTCGTAACCAAATATTGAAGTTCTTCAATATATGTCATTTTCTCTCTTATAGTTGGATGATTTAATACTATACATTTAATTTGCAAATCAGCTAATGTTTTTTTATCCATCAACTCCTTTGTTGTTGTTACATTTTCAACTGCACCAAATAGTCCCTCTAGTACAAGTCTATGCGTCTGAGTACCATCCAGCGTCCCTGTAAGACCGAACCTGTACTTACATTGATGTAACTTAGTCATTATACCTGTTAGAGATTTTGCTTTAAATAAGTGAGCTTCATCTCCAATCACACAACCAAACGATTCAAAATATTTCTTTGGCATTTTATAGATAGACTGCCAGGTCGATATCACAACATCCTTGGTTACTTTTCTGTCATGACCTTGATATATTTTTTGGCAGTATGTGCCAGGACTCCAACCATAATCTTCAAAGTCAGAATACATTTGTTCAACAAGAGAAGTAGTAGGGACTAAAATCAAAGTCTTGAGCCCCATCATATGATAATAACGAACTAACGCATATATTATTAAAGACTTACCACTAGCAGTAGGAGAAACGAGTAAAGCACGATTTCTGGCAATCGCATGGTGTACGGCATCAATTTGGTAATCACGGATTTTAAGGGATTTCCCCTGTGACTTTGGTTTGAGACTTTTGATAAAGCCTCCAACAACCTGACGTACAATATTCCGCTCATCTTCTAATCCTTCTTCAATATCACATTTAATCTTATTTTTTTGACAGTAATTTTTTATATACGATAACAGGCCCACATATATTTCACCTGTGGCGGGAGAGAATAAACGTATTTTTCCATCCCAAATTCTATTGCGGTATGCGGGCATGAACTTAAATCCTGGCACTTCGAAGGTGAAGAAATCAGATAGCTCAGCACTTTCACTGGAAGATATGTTAGTAATTTGTAGATATACTTCATTTTTTTTAGATACGAGCATTTTGTAAAGTGCCAGACTCTCCGTAGTCGCCCCTCAATATAATATTCCATGATATACTTATACGTTCTTCTGTTGTAGTAGGAACCCAATGTTGCAACCATGAAGGAAAAATATACCCGAACCCCTTTATAGAATTAAATTGTAACATAGAAGAATTCATTCTATTTGAATTATTCCTTGGTTGTAAAACACTTGCTTGAGGCCTCGGATCAAAAAATTGTATATTGGAAGTATTTTCTCCGGCCTCTAGATAATATACTCCTGATAAAAAATTATTAGAATGTGTATGTGGAGCATGTGAATCTCCACCAAATAAACAATTTGCCCACATGCCAGTAATTTCTAAATGATCATATTTGTAATCTAATTTTTTCAAATGATTTTCATTGGCAACTAAAATAGTATCTCTTAAATCTGCATAGTATGACATGTTATATAATGTATCATCTGTATGAAATTTGTGATTTTTTTTAACTTCTTTAATATATCCTACCATTTGTTTTTGTGACAATTTATCAGGATGATAAGAAAACTCTGATATCATAGTAGGAAAACATTCGTGCATTTTTACATCAACCATGATACTATGCTCCATCGTGTTCCTTTGGTTACAGCCTTTGCTTCATGTGGATACATAAAATTAGAAGGAAAAATTATCGCTGAACCCTTTTCCGGCAGAAACATTTCTTTAGCTACAAAAAATTCACCACCTTCATAATTATCGTTTAAGTATAGTAAAATCGAAACTTGTGGATATCCATATTGTTGGCCATGACTGTGATGTATATTATCTACATGTTCAGACATAAATCCACCCTCTGAATATTTGTTAATTCTAAAATCTGTATGATGAATACAAGAAAAATTCTTATGCTGTTTTGAATATTTTTTTACGGTTTTCAAAACTCCCTTTTTAATATCGTCATAATATGGCATATCTTTCATAACCCATACTTCATCCATTTTAACACGTTCATTGCTTGTTTTGGATTTGCCCTCATTATTTGAGTAGGTGGATTTTCTCATACCCCAATCATGATCAATAATATTATCACAAACAGAATTAGGTATTATATTTTCATAAAATCCAATATAATCAGTAATTGGTGGAATCCAGCACTTAGCACAGGACATTAAATCATTCCTGCCTCAAACTTTTTCCATTCAATTGCATTCTTGATATCCCAGCCACGATTATCAATAGACTTAATAACCCCCTCAAGATATTTTATTACGATTTCCAAATAACCAATTTTATCTGCTAGTGCAATAACTTCTTCATCGGAAGTAATATACATGGCCAAATCATTTTTTAAAACTTTTAGATCAAATGGTTTTGCAACATAAACTTTAGCATCAGACTTACCACCGTAGTACTCCCATTTCTGTCTGTACATTCGTTGGTAATCACCATTAGCTTTTTGCAACAGTAATTGAAATCTTGACCTTTGATCAAGATACTTTGTTTTAATTTTTTGATTTTTTAAAGATTCAGAACCAAG